GCCACCAGCGCATTACCTTCTTTCTCGCTGATGAACTGATCAAACAGCACTGGCGCTGAAGCACCAGCGGCAATTAGCGCCAGCATGGCCGCGCTGAGTTTTGTTTTCAGATTGGCCATGTTAATTATCCTGGGGAGGTGGGCCGCCGTAGCCGCGGTCAAGAGACTGTTGATACATTTTTGTCCAGCGGCGCTTGTAATACAGATTGGTCAGGTATGTCGCAACACCGATTACTACACCACTCGCCAGCGCTATGAAATTCCAGTCCAGCCCGTGAAACCAGTCATAGGTTTGCGCCAGTCCGGTACATATCAGGCCGCCTGACGTGCAGTACGAGGCCGCCGAAAAGATTTTGTCAGGCATTTTCATAGTCTCCACCTCGCGTTGTTAGCGGGTGCTGTGCGTGAAAGAAGTGGGCGAGCTCTGCGCAAGCGCCCGACGGGTGGGTTATGAGCCGTCGCCGGTGAGCCCTGTATAGGGAATGGCCACCAGATGGATTTACGACAACACACAGAGTGAGTGACGTTCTGGCGGCACAAATAGAAAAGGCCGAACAAATGCGCGGCCTTTATATGTCTGAGCAAAAAAAAGCCCACTCGTCGAAGTGGGCAAAATGGTAGTTTGTTCAGTGGAGGTTACACCGCCAGCTCTGCCACAACGTCTTATGCACGTTATTTCAGGATTTAGCGAAACGATGCAACCACACAAAAAGTATAGTACGTAAAACAAGAAAAACATGGAGTGTGGTGCCGGGTGCCTCCCGGTAAGTCGCCGCCAGTCCACAGACGACTCGCAATGCGCAAAAAAACATATCAGACTGGCAATGCCCCTCCGCATAGGGGGATTCACCACGCCAGAAATTTAACATCTGCCAACTTCATTTTCAATGCAATACGACGATGTGACAGGGGTACTGATGCAATGCATCTCGCGAATACCCCTGTCGTATCGCCGGAAAGCAAAAACCCCGCGCTGGCGGGGTTTTCGTCATGTTCAAATTGTCGCTTCTCATCGCTGCCATCGTGGCGCAGCTCTGCCAAGCATGAATTGATTATCTGAATTTCTGGGTGAAAATCAAGTTATTTTTCCAAAATAATCACGGTTAGAGAGTTCTTGCCGATAAAAATACCTTTGACCTGAATATCTGGAGGCACCATTTAACTCGCTCCCTTGCCTGTTCTGACGTGAGCCAGGGGGCTAACCGCTGCAACTCTCTGGTGATATCGGATATTTTCTTTCGGGTGGTGTAGTAACTCACGCCAACAACGTAGATGGGATCGCTTGAATCAAATGCCTTGAGTACGGATTGCTCAACAAAATCGACATCATCATCACGGATAGCCGTATCTATTACACTGCTGGCAGCCTTCGGCCATAGAATTGCGTGCGCTCTGTTTAATGCCTGCTGCCCACTAAAACCCTCTCCTCTTGCCTGCTCAATAGCGACAGTAAAGCGCTCCAGCGCTTTATCTGACCAGCGCATGCCCTTCTGCATCCTCCAGCAGGAATGGCTTGTAGGCTTCCTGGGAGCTGTGCCACCGCATACGCTTTCCCCCCAGATGGTAAGCAGCGATTTTATCCAGGCGGACTGAATACCGGTAAGCAACTCGGGGCGCCCGAGGTATCGTTTATGTGCGGCGATTGCTACTTCTGACAGGGCTCCGTTGTGTCTGCGACGCTGCTGCGGGGTCATTCAGCCACCTCATTTTTAATGGTATGTCCGGGAATAATTTCGAAAGAGCTTTCGCACTGATTTCCCCATCGGTCCCAGCCAGGCCAGGTGTCGCGCGCAAAAAGCTCAACCCGCTCAACATCGCCGTAAAGCAGCTCCAGCCGGCGGCGAACCTCCCACGGCTTTTCGCTATGCTCGCCCAGGCATGAATACACAACCTGCTTGATAGATGCGCTGACGCGCTCCAGGCCAATACCGCGAGTAGCAATCAACAAATCTTCAGTGTTTGCCCTGGTATAGTTGCCCCCGTTCATCCGAGTTTCGCTGTTGAGCATTGAAAGAAAATCGTTGAAATCCACCAGCTCGCCTTCAGCTATCGCCTTATTAAATCGCCTCTCTGCATATTGGTTGAGTTTGACCCACGTAAAACCTTTCATCGTGCGGATACGAAAGCCCCAGGCTTCAGCCAGCTCGATCGCTTCTTCCGTGTGTGTGCCGGTGTACCACATTGCCAAAACGGCATCTTCAGCAGCCACATCCCAAATTGGTAAACGTTTTAGCTCTGCCAGACTCATTGTGCTGTAGTGATTCTCAGCTGCGCCGTTGCTGATTTTGTTGCCGTACTGCCAGGGCGGATCGACGTAGATAAGCTGGTAAGTCATAGGGCCTCCTCCCCTAATTCCTGGAGAACCTGGCTCAGTAGCTCAGCTTCAGTACCGAATTTCTCTTCCCATGACTTACGGCCAGCATGAATAGCCACACCGTGACCGCCGGTGCGGTGATGTGCGTGACATAGAGGAATTACATGGAAGTTGTCAGCGCGGACAGATAAGCCCGTGCCGGAGCTGCAGTGATGGATTTCTGCCGGTGATTCACCGTAATCAAGATTGCGGCAAACAATGCAGCCAAGGGCGGCCACTCGGCTCAGATGGAGCTTTTCAGCTTTATTTTTGGATTTGCTCATATCGCACCGCCTGGGTGCGAAGGACGTACAGAAACACCAGCATTCAATATGGCCGGTGTTTGGAGGCAGGGCTTTAAAGTATGTTTCTTCTGCGCCATCGGTTTTTCTCCGTGGCACAGCAATTGGTAAGCAGGGTTGTTCAGACCCGTAGTTAATATAGCTAATTCTAATCTTGAATTACAGGGGGTAAGCCGGCTTTTTTGCAAGCTTCATCAAGGGATTTCAGGGAGGTAACAAACTCATCCTTCCGGAGCGGAAAGCCCCTTTTGGCGGTTCCATTATCGAAGTAAATCAGAACCGGCCCAACGTGGTCTTCCAAGCCCGGAAATAAATCGTCTGGGATATGCATGCCTATCTCCTGTACATAAATCGCATCTAATAGAACTACAATCGCATATTTAAATCGTCCATCAACCCCCTATTTTCACGAGCTAGAAAGAAAATCAAAAAAATAATAAATTAATAAAATTCAACAAGTTAGAGGCAGTCATCACAACCAGAAAAGTCATTCATATTTTTTCTCTGGCGCAACCCCCTATTTCACTCAGCCAGAAGAACTCAGCCAATTTCAGAATTTAATTAATTGCATGTAAAATAGAGCAGCAGAAAACACTACCGCGACAAAGAATGCACATTTTGTGTAGTGTGCAACCCCCTATTTTCCAAGCCAGAAAAAGAAAACCCGCAAAAGCGGGCTTAAGATGATGGGTTGATAATCACTCCGGTAGCTTTTGTTCGACCTTGTTATGAATCTCCCACAGACTGATTCCGCAACTTGCGCAGAAACTGGCGAGATAGTCCAGACCAGACCACTCCCTAACGCCTCCGCGCGCAGCCTCGACAAAAACCGCGATTTCCTTATCGCGCCAAAGACCAAATAACCGCCAGCCACCACCGTCAGGACTTTTTACCGCAGCGATACGCGTTAATACGCCGGTTTGATACAGCTCGGTGAAGGCCGGTTTCTTCCTGGTTATCATTCGCATAAATAACAAACCTTAGATTTGTTGATAGCAAATAGCATGTTTGCGTTTTACGGATTCGAGTTTGTAAGGCATGCGTCAGACCTTAAACCGATGGCTTGTTATTCTGGCGCCCATGTCCATCTCATCCCTGATTTGATGCTCACCTTTCACCTCCTGCGGGGCGGCTGCGAGCATATGGGACCAAATTAACCTGCGCGTCTGGCGCATTGCACAATCAGGATCATCCCATGCGTGGTGCTGGCATCCTGAATTATGCAGCATCATTGCTTCTGTCGGCTCCTTCGGCACCATCACGTAACCATCCGGAATTACCGGAGAGTTGCCAGCCTGGAGCATGGCGGCGCGGCAGTGATTCCACCAAGCGGCACGAATAATCGCATCTCCAATGCTCATGTCCGGATACTCACGGCACAATTCCTCCCAGTGCTGCATTGGTGGCACTACTGGCTGCGCGTGGCGATAGAGCTGAGTGCCGACAGGTAGAGCCCTGTCGATTGTCGACGTGTCATTGCCTTGGCGGTTAGATAAAACTTCTGCAACCGGCTCGCTGTCGGCCTTGCGGCGTTCCTGTAGCTCCATAATCATCGACTCAAACAGCCGCGCATCAACTTCCACAGAGCCACGTACGCAGCGTGAATTGTGCTCCATTATCGTTGCCTGTGTTTCGGATAGGATTTTAACAAGGCGCTCATCACTGGTTAATTTGCTGGTCATTGGTTGGCTCCCCGTGAAATTTTGTGGCCCGGCGCATAGCAGCGCTGGCGGTCTTTGCTGATGCGCCAGCCGTCTTTCCTGGCGGAAGTAGCGCATTCTGTCCATGACTCGCCGACATACTCGCCAAAGTCGGGTGTTCCCCACTTAAGCTCAGTACATTTCTTACAGTCGCAATAGAAGTGAGCGGTGTAGTTTGCAGCGATTGCCATCACTCACGCTCCGCTTTAGTCTTCATTTCATCCACCGCAATATTTCCGGAATGTGTTAATCGAACCCAATACCACATACCCGGGTCCTTCGGCACGTTGCTATGCCATTTAATAAGTCCCTTACGAAACAAGGCTGGAAGCGACGGGCAATCAATATCGCGAGTGCTAGTGACGGTGTTACCCTTCTTCTCGTCACCGCGAAGGAGGTGGCGAGTACCGTTTTTAATACGGCGAAGTGTAAAAATCTGCGCGTCTGTTAGTTGTCTCATCACTCAGCCTCCCACTTGATGCCAGCGGCGGTCAGCATCTCCAAAATCGCCGTCTTGTTAAACCAGTGTCCTCCGGCATATGGCACCATTACCGCATGGCCACTTTGAACAACGCCCACGCATAGCTCCGGCAGCTTCACGGTGACGGTGCGGGACTCCAGATCTGCTAACTGGCGTTCAGCCAATTCCGCGCGAGCATCAAGCGTTACGTTTGCGGCACAGAGTTGTTGCTCTGCTTCTTCCAGCTCGGCGATGCGCTCATCCCGCTTAGAAATCAGCCCCAAATATGCCTGCCGCTCTGCCTCCGTGAGATTAGCGTGCCGCTGCGCCTTTTCCAGCGCCTCTACCAGCGCATCAATGCGGCCCTGCTGATAGTTCCACGCAGCTGCTGCTGTATCGCCACAATCGCCAATAGCAGCATCATCAGCGCCGCAGTGCGGGCAGTAGCATTCGCCATAATCACCGGAGAAAAGAGGTTCTCCACCATTCAGTTTGTTGCTCGGATACATTTTCCCGCAGTCAGTGCATTCAGCCAGGTAGTAAGACCCTTCGACTTTCTGCCCCTTCATCTGCGCCAGTTCGGTGATATCAGTTGTCATGCGGCACGCTCCTGTTTACTTGCTGAGAATGTCGGCTCCATTTCCATCACAACTTCAAATAGGCCAACACTTTTACCATCGACGAACAGCTCGATATTCAATGGCCAGTGGTCCTCCCATCCGTCATGATTTTCCCAGTAGTCTTCAGCCGCATCCTGCACCATCTGCTCGTATTCCCAGTCGTCTGTCGATTCATCTACCTCTCGCGGGTCCAAATAATCGGCAGATTTAATCCCGGCTCCATTAACGGCATATTGAATGATGCTCATTTGTCGGCCCCCTCGCGCAGTTGGCACAGGG